GATCCAGCCACAAGCGGCGCATCAACGCTCCAGCAGCTACTGGCCGCTCAGGCCACTCCAGCCACCCCGGCAGATCCATACGCGAACCTGACTAAAACGCAGCGCCGCATGTTGGCGTTTTCCGCGTTAGAAGACGCAGGGGCATCGCTGGCGGGGCGGCAGGGTGGAAACTTCAACGCCATGCTCGGCCGCTTAAACGAGCAGGCCGACATGCAGCGCAAGGCTACGGCGGCGGCGCAGCGCAATCAGCTTCTAGGTGGCGGACTGGCCAGCCGTCAGGCGATACTTGGCGCTGCTGCGCAAGGCTTGATTGACGGGCCGACAGCTAAGCTGATGATCGAGGAGTTGGAGCGCCAGAAGACGCAAGGGACGGAAATATCTGGCAAGGCGGCCCTTATTGCGCGCATTGACGCGCTGATGAATGATCCAAACTTGGAAGACGCTCTTGGCTTTGAGGGAATTGTTCGCGGCTTCGCTTCTAACGTTGGGCTTGATCCAGACGTGGCTCGAGTGAACGAGATGATTAAGCAGGTCCGAGGCGACGTTTTCTTGCAGGCGTTTGAGAAGCTGAAGGGCGGCGGCCAGATCACCGAGCTGGAAGGCATGAAGGCTGAGCAGGCAATGGCTCGCCTCGGACAGATGCAAAGCTATGAAGACTATGTCAATTCGCTGAAGGAGCTGCGCTTCTACGTTGATATTTTCTCCCGCAGGCTGCAAGGGGAGAGCATCCCCGACGAGATGATCTACACTCCGGGGCAAGATCCGTCAGGCGGCTCAACAGATCCACTGAACATTTTATAATAGGGTACAAGCATGGCCTCCATACAAGAAATACGCAGCAAATACCCTCAGTATGACCAGCTGAGTGACGAAGAGCTTGCACGGGCGCTTCACGGCAAGTTCTATTCAGACATGGATTTCGGCGATTTCTCAACTAAAATCGGACTGGCTCCCGCTCAAGAGGCTCCGACGATCCCAGAAGGTTCCACGCTCCTAAAGCAGTACCCGGACGGCGGCTACATCACGCAAGACCGCAAGACGCGGCGGATGAATTATGTCAATCCGAATGACGCTTATGTGACCGCCGATCAAGGCACAATTACCAGCATCATGCGTGAAGGCGGGGACGCTGCAAAAGTTGTAAAAGGCGAAATGTCCCGCGACGTGCTCGGCGAGGGCTTTACGACGATGGCCAGCATGTTTGGCAAAGGTGTTCCGTTTGCTCGCGGCTATGTTGAGCCAGCAATGGCCAAAGTCAGCGAGTTTGCTGAGCAGTTTACGGGGACACCGGCTGTCAGCGAGGAAACTATCCGCGCCGCCATAGGATCGCAGGAGGCAGAGCTTCCCGGTTTAACCACCGCTGGTCGCCTCGCGACTGGTGCAACTCTTGGCGTGGCGTCTGGCGCCGACCGCCTTATCAACGCGCCAACGCGCATTGGGCGGGCCGCTCAAGCTGTAGGCTATGGGGCAGGCATTGGGGGCGCTGAAGGCGCTATTGCGGGCTACGGTGAGGGTGGATTGCCGGGAGCAGTAGAGCAGGGCCAAACTGGCTTTCAGCTTGGAGGCATTTTTGGCGCGGCTGCGCCTGTTGTCGGATCCATCGTCGGAGGCGTGAGCCGCCTCAGAGCCGAAATGCCGTTTCGTTCTGACATTAATAAGATCGGCGCCAAGGGTGACGCTCGAAAGCTGATAAAAGACGCCGTAGAGGCTGACGGCGTTGGGGCCACAGCTGCGGCAAACACGCCTTATGGAAACATAGCAACTCTCGGCCCGAATATGTCAAACCTTCTTGACGTCGTTGCGAACACTCCGGGCAAGGGTGCGGCAGTGGTGCGGTCAAACCTCAATGAGACATCTCTGGCCGCGTCACAAGATTTGTCGAGAACGCTAGACGACGTTCTTGGCGAGGTTACGGCCGGCAAGATTGGCCAGAAAGCCGACATCATGGCCGACACCGCCGAGGCGCGCCGCGAGCTGTACGGCAGCGCATACACCTCTCAAGTAACTCCCGGAGAAGCCGCCTCTGACACTGTGCTTGACCTGTACACTCGGGTCGCTCCAGAAGACTTAACTGGCGCCACCACACTGATGCGTGAGGCCGGCGGAGAGTTTAGCTACATGGTGCCGACGCGCGTCAGCGAAGAGCAGGCAAACAAGATACTGAAAAGCGCAGACGGCGTGAACATAACTTACGACGTCGACGGGAACTACATCGCCATGCGGACGCCTACGGTCGAGACGCTGGACTACGTCACGCGCCGCCTGCACAGCCGGGCCCAAGAGCTCAAGCGATCTGGCGACATCGAAGGATACCGCTCAAAGACTGCGCTGGCAATTCAGATGCGCAATGCACTTGACGAAGTCAGCCCAGACTACGCCGCTGCTCGCGCTGCTGGCAAGGACGCCATAGACCAGAAAATTGCGGCAGACCTTGGCACAGACTTGCTGAGCCCGTCGGTGACGCGCGAAGAAGTGCAGATTGCACTGGACGTCATGGGTCCTACCGAGCTGAAGCAAGTCAGAACTGCGTTGAGAAACCGTTTAGACGAGATTGCTGCAAACGCGAAAATCAACCCATCCAAGCGCACCGACGCCGAGGTGGTTGAGGCGCTGGCCCAGCTCAAGGCGATGAATACTCGAGCCGTGGCCACAAAGATGCAGATGGTTCTGGGTGACGTCGGCTTCGAGAAGATGTCGAACAAGATCCGAGAAGCCAGCGACGCCATGATTATGGCAGCATCTGTTGCTCAAAACTCGAAAACAGCAATACGTCAGGCGGTTCAGAAGCGCTTTGAGGAGCTAATCACCCCGACGATGGGCGAGCGCATTGGCCAGCAAGGATTGCTGGGCGCGCCGACCGCGATGGCGTCGGACCTATTGCTGTCTGGAGGCGGTCAGGCGGATCGCATCCGCGCCGCCCAAGAGCAGCTGGCGCCCATCTTATCACGCCGCATGACGCCGGACGACTTAATGCGTCAGGCGCAGGCTATGGAGAGCGCAGCTCCGGGCATACAAGCGGCCAGAGAAACTGGAGAGGCGGCCCGGAGTAACGTCATAAGTGGACTACTCGGCACGGGCATGTCAGCGCAGGCTGCCGGCGTTCAACCCCCAATCGACCCCTCTCAGGATCTGTTAAGGCTTCTCGCCGGCCCCCGCTAACCGCTACTTCTTAGCAGCTTTCTTAGGCGCGGCCTTCTTTGGCTGCGCCTCAAGCGCGTCTGCGGCTGCGCGGTGAAGCTGGGCCGACTGGTCTTGGATGATGGTGGCCGCCTGCTCGCAGAATTTAAACAGCGCCATGATGTTTGTTACGCGGTGCGGGTTGTTGAGATTGCGCACCAGTTCCTTTGTGTCGTCGTCTAGCATGTGATCCTCCATGAATGTCACTCTGGCAGCCTATAACATTTTTTCGCTTATGTGAACATTTTGTGCTTGCAAGGGTGCGGAGTTACCCCTATGTTAACAATATACACAGAAACAAAGGAACACGGAAATGCAAGCCAACGAGATAAAAACATTAGAGATCAATAAGCTAAACAAGTCACAACGCGCTGCCATGAAGTCTTTGTGGAACGGGCGCAAGATCGGCATGATTATTGTCAATGATGTTCTCGGGAATAATTACCCAACTGTCCAAGTTAAAGATGACGCCAACCTGTGGCTGTCGGTTCAGCTTGGCCCTAGAGGCGCTGTTTACTCTAAGCGTTTTGAAAAAGTTTAACCAACCGGGGGCCACGCGCCCCCACAAACAAAGAAGGAGAGCATCATGCTCAAAGAAATCACAACAACTTACGCTGGCGACCATCACGCATTCGCCGTTTTGACTGACACCTTCGAGCAGGCGTATGTGCCAAACTCGGTCGTGTCATCCATCAAGCTCGAGGTCGGCAGAACATACCGCGCCGGCGTCGTTGAGAACCGCCACGACCCCAAAGGCCAAACGCCTTGGTTCGTCACGTTCATCGAAGGCTCTGACTTTGGCCTGCGCGATAAGCTGAAAGACGCTCTCGAAACAATGCCACCCGCTGAAGCTCCGATCACTCCAGAGTGGGATCCGTTTGCCGAGCCAGAGAAGGCGCCGGCGGAGCTCGTGCGCGAAGCTGTTGCCTCAATGGACGGCGAGCCGTTTCTAGCGAGCGAAGTGGCCGAGATCACCGGCCTGAAGCACAATAAGGCCAGCACCTGCCTGAACAATATGTTCACATCAGGAGAGATCTCATGCGCCAAGATATACAGGAGCGCCGGACAGGGAAGGTCCACACAAACCGTCTGGTGCGAAACTGTTGAAAGGCTAATGAAATGATGCCAACTGCGCAAGACTGGGCGATCCTGATCGCTTGGACGTCACTCTGCGGGCTGTTGATCGCCTGCACCGTGGCCGCTAATGTAACTGATGAAACAATGCGCCCAAAGGCGCGACCAACACACTGGGAGACCACACATGGCTAACAACTACTCACGCTCCGACATCCTCGACATGGCGAGCGAATGCATCACGAGAGATCGGGCTGCGACGCACGGCGATATGGAGGAAAACTTCTCGACGATTGCGGCGTACTGGAGCATCCACTTGGGGGTTGAGGTGACCGCCGTAGATTGCGCAATTATGTGCGGGCAGATAAAGCTCGCTCGCCTCAAGTCTAACGCCGGCCACGCCGACAACTGGGTGGATCTGGTCGGGTACGCCGCCTGCGGCGGTGAGCTGGCCGCTGAGCGCCCGGAGGGTTCGACATGAGCGAAGCATGGGCAGCCATCTTACCGAGGCTGGTAGCGTGTCCTGAGTGCCACGGTGAGGGCACTATAGAGGAGGGGTACGCATACCCTCACAACGCGGGCCGCGACATCGGTGAAATAATCATGGAGACCGTATCGTGTCCAGAGTGCGGCGGCATGGGCGAGATCCCGCCGCCCGAGGAAGAAGAGGAAGAGGAGGAAGACGAATGAAGTATGACCCGGAGGCGCTCACGCGCCACGTCATAGACTGCGCGGAGCAGGGCATGTCTCAGGCCGACGTGGCAGACTTGCTGCGCGTGTCGCGCTCAACAGTCCACCGCATCACCAAAAAGCTAAGCATCAAACTGGAAAGGAAGCCCCGTGAATACGGACCAAACTCAGATCATTATCGGGCGCCTCGAGCGGATCAACAGCATAATGCTGGCGGAGCAGAAGACGGCGATGCGGCCAAACCTGAAGCAGAGGCTCGAGGAAGTGCAAGCCCTGTTAGACGCACTAAGGCGCGCGACCAGCGTGAAGCAACAGAGCGACTGAAGAAGAAGCTGGAGGGCGTCACAGACAAGCATGAGCGGTACGAGATCACATACGGCCACTGCGTTTGGGAATACGAGCAGTCTATGTATCGGGCGGGCAAACGTGACCCGCTGCCGTCTGGCCCGCGCAGGCCGCTGACAACCTCACCGTCAATGCTGGTGGCCGCTGAGAAGATGAAGCAGCACAGCATCGAGCAAGGGAACCGCCTGTTCTCTCTAATACCTTACGACCAGCGCGTGACTGCCGCAGAGGCCGCAGAGCTTCTGGGCGATAGCGTTCCGCGCACGTCAAGCTATCTCAAGAAGATGTGGGAGGCTGACAAGATATACCGAGTGCGTGACTTCGTTGAAGTGCCGGGCTACACCAAGCGCCAATGGCGTTGGGTCTTCAGCAAGCAGCCGATCAAGGCGCTTTCCAACAGGTTTGAGGATGAGGAATAATGGAAGATAAGGAAATGGAGCGCATGATAAACGCGGCCGGTCTGATTGGAGCCAGTCTTTGGCTTCGTCGCTGGCGCTGGCCTGATGACGCTGGTGGGCATTATATTCTAGTAATCGTGCGGGTGGTCGTGTGAATGATTGGCGCATTCGGAGCACGTTAACCAACAAACAATATGTTGAACCACCCGCTCAAACTTTCTACGCAAGCTCACATATGGGCGCCAGAGATTATTTGAAGCTGTCCAGAGTTTTTTGCATCGACTGGCTCTCGTTTAGAAATTCCGCCTCTGAAACATATGTTGTCGTCTTGAGGATTTCGTCGCCACGGCGAAAGACTACAGCGTCAAGATCCACAGCGACAAAGGCGTAAACGTCTGACCGCTGGCCGCTCTTTTTAGCTGTGTAGAATTTGTACCTTTGTTCTACCCCATGCGTTTTACTGGCGCTCTTTACTTGTAATGTGAGCGTGCGTGCATCCGTCTGTATATACGCATCGTGGTCTCTTATCTGGCACAGGGTGCAGAGATAGCCAGCAAGCGAAAGTCGGGCGAGTGCTAAATGCTCGCCCGCTCTGCCTACTGCCGCGCTGGCCTTCTGATCTTGGACCCGCACTTAGCTAACTTAGCTAGACTAGGCCATTAGCCAAGTGTGGATTTTCTTGCTCTGGTTGCTTCGATCATCCAGCCCGTGATAACCGCCATTCACGCGGCGCGTTATGCGCTTGATGGCGTCATCCGTTACGCCCTCATCGGCAATCTTAAACAAGCCATTCTTCTCGAAAAACCACAGCGCAGTTTCAAATGCGTAGTCGTCTGCAACTAAGTCTGGGTCTGTCATAACCTTCGGAACGCCCATGTCAGACGCAAATGAGCGGTAGTTGTTGCGCCCTGTGAGCTGGAGAAATCCACGGCCAATGTATAGGCTCGCTTGCGCCTCATTCTCGTTACCCATGCGGCCAGCATAGACCTTGCCAGCAAGCCCGGTTGGGTTCTTGGCGTATGGCTCTGCATCTTCAACGGTTGGGAAGCGCGAAGGCCACACAGCTTGTATGCGCTCTGGTGAGCTATAGTACAGGCTTTCACGGGTGCGCTTGAAGCCACCGCTTTCGTGTGACGCCTGCCCCATCAAATGCGCGCCGCGCGCTGGGGATAAGTTAAAATACTTTGCGATTGCTCGCGCCGTATTCGGCCCAAACTCACCATCGGGAGTTGACCCGATTTTAGTTTGGAGGCTAGCCATTGCCTTGCTCATTTCTTAACCTTTTTCTTTGCTGTCTTTTTCTTGGGCTTTTGGCCCTTGGCCACGGCAAGGTTGCTCCAAGCGTTTGGATATTTAACGCCCCTTTTAGCAGACATTGCTTTGGCCTTAGCCTTTTGTGCAGGTGTGAGCTTTGCCATTTCATTAAGTCCTCTTCGATTTAGTTCCGGAGCATTTCCAGCGCTTGCGTGAAAGATTTAAAGGGCTGTTTGGATCAGCCGCAGCCTTTGGGAACTTCTTTTTCTGCGCAGCAGAGCGTGCGCAGTATGCGTCACCCTTTGACGTTCCGGGCTTGACCCGGGGGCCACCGCCCTTTGCCTTGCCAGCTTGACCGTAACTGACTTTGCGTCCGCTGGATGTAACTTTAACTCGGGCTTTACCCTTCGCTGGTGTAGCCATTACCTTTTCAACCCCTTTACTGTGCGTATGCCAAAGCTCGCCGCAATGCTCGCATACATTGCCCACTGGAACCACTGCGGTGCAGCATCCAGATTGGCGAAACCTTGCGCCATGTAAGGCTGTATGCCCGGTATGAAGCTGCCTAGCACAATGGCGATAAAGGCAACTGTCCACGCCTCATCTTTCCACGAATTATTGCTGGCCTCAATCGCGGCTTGCTCCCAGCTGATCTCGCCAGTGGCGATTTTCATCTTGGTCTCAGCCTCAGCTTTCTTCACGGCAGTCTTGCCGTCAATGTAGCTTGCCGCAAGGCCGCCGAGTGATCCGATTATCTGACCGATCATTTGTCATACCTCTCTTCATGCACTATCTTGGTGGGCGTTACGGTGGTCTTTGACTCCTTACCCATCCAGATGCCAAAGCAGCCTGTGAGAGCGCCCATACAGACCGATACAAGCCCTGATTGAGCAACGCTGGGATCATCTAGCCCCATGAACCAATGCACCGCCTGATACGTCAGCACAGTGACTGCCAGCATCATCAAGCGCGGCAGAACCTTCCAATCATCTAATATTGTGTGTGCCATGTAGCTTCCTACCTTCCTGCAAAAGTAAAAGAACTTCACTAAACTCTCGACCGGATCGCGCAGCCAAGCCCTCAATGATTAGTTCAAGGTTTTGATCGAACAAGCGTATGATCTCTTCGTCCTTCATCTACCATCGGCCTTGCTGCTTACCGATTAGCCACAGGGTGGCAATCAGCCCGGCGACACCCGCCAGCACGATGATGCCGCCAACAACCCACATAATTATAGCCTCTTTGATTTCGGCCTTACGATACGCAGTTTTCTTGCGCTGCGCTCTGATCTTTCGGAGCGTGTCCTTATATTCTTCCAGACCTTGAGGGCCGTACTGATACATAATAATTGTCTCGATCTCTTTTTTCATAGATTTCAAGCGCTTCTGCGCAGAAAATGCGTCGATTGCAGCCTGTTCTGCGGAGCCAGTGAGAGACGCAAACAATCCTGGATTACGCGACTTTTCAGCTGCGTAATTCACATCCGATACTGCCCCGGCGAACCGGCTAAGAGCAGATGAGGCGTCTTTCCCCGCGGCGATCAACGACTTGGCATTGTTCACGGCGCTGGCGGCAATGGCTATGGCGGAAATTGGATCAATCATGCTTCTGCAAACCTCACTGGGCAAACGTAATGCGGCGGCACGCTGTACTTGCGATCATACCACTGGCCATTCGCTATCTTCTTCTGGCCGCAGTCATAATAGCACGACTTCACCAAAACATTGCCTGCGCCCTGCACCCATGCGTGACCGAAGCTTACAAAGACCAAAGCGCAAAGCATCATTTTCTCTCTATCAAGCGGTCTATTTTGGCGTCGAGCCCATCCAGCCGCGTCATCACCCTGTTCATCTGGTCGGAGCTGTCCGCCTTGGTGATGTATTCCTCACGCGTCCGATTGATGAGGATCTGCAACCGCGTGATCTCATTTGTCCACGACTTAACCCAGAAGCCAATGCCTGTAACAACGATTGATAGTAGTCCGCTCCACATAACGTCAGCTTCCATTTTAAACTCCACTTTATTCTGGCGCATATTAACACGGCGACGATAGAAAAGAAATATCTCGGCAACACCTTGACCCCTGCCCTCGTTCTGTTAACTCTGTACAAACAAATGGAGGGACTACCGTGAAACATGAGTTGAAACAAATCGGGCCGCGCATCCGCGCCGATATAGCGCAAATGCTCAAAGAGCAGTGTGCAAGTCAACGCGTCAGCGCCTCGCTGACGATAGAGCGACTGATCGTCGAATATCTCAAAAAGGGTGGGTATGTTGTCGAAGATTACGATCGGTATTGATCCCGGCTATCGCACCGGCGGCGTCGCATTACTGGGCGACAACTTCGCCGAGGTGCACGACCTGCCGGTCTACACTGAAGGTGGCGTCGACGTGATCGCGCTGCTCGACATCATAAACAGCGCCGGTCCTGTGGAACACATTTGGCTGGAAAAACAACAGGCTATGCCAAAGCAGGGCGTGGTCAGTGTGTTCAAGCTGGGGTTTCGCCTACGGCCAAATCTTAACGACTGCCGCATTATCTGGCTATCCGTACAGCGAAGTGCGGCCCGCCAAGTGGAAGTCGAGCATGAATTTGCCAAAGGATAAGGACGCAGCACGCAGGCAGGCGCAGCAGTGGTTCCCAGATCTGGCGCTGAGACTGAAGCGCAAGAAGGACGAACACCGCGCCGAGAGTTTACTTGTCGCCGCGTATGGAAGGGGGAGAGAGATGACCGTAAAACTTGACATGACAAACGAGGCGTATCACTTCGAGCCGTCGCTTAGTGCCAGCGGCGCCAAGAAGATTGCGCTGGGCTCGCTGGCTGAGTTTAAATACGGCGAGTTTAAGAGTAACCCAGCCTTCGACACAGGCACGGCAACACACACTATGGTATTTGAGCCGCACAACGCGGAAAACATCTGGTGTGGGCCAGAGACACGCCGGGGGCTCGACTGGAAGCGCAAGAAGTTGGAAGCGGACGAGGCGGGCGCCTTGCTGTTGACGGAAGCGGATTACCGCTTGGCCGCTGACATGGCTGAAGCTGTGCGATCAAACCGGGCAGCCGCGGATCTTCTCAGCGGCGATCTGGTCTGCGAGGCCAGCATATTCAGCAAGGATCCGTCGACCGGCGTCGAGATGCGGTGCCGCCCGGACGGATGGCGCCGGGACATTGGCGCGCTGATCGACTTAAAGACGACCATTGCGTCAGACCCCGAGGGCTTTGCCAAGCAATGCGCCAATCTGGGGTATCATATACAGGACCAATTTTACCGCGGTGCATGGAGAACGCCGGATTTGAGGTCGACCGCTTTTGCTTCATAGCGGTTCAAAAATCACGTCCGCACTTAGTCGGCGTGTACGAATTGGACTGGGCCAGCCTCGACGAGGGGAAGGCCGCAGTTCAGTACGCTCTCGAGAAATATCGCAAGGCGAGCGAGAGCAACGAGTGGGGTTACGATTTTGGGGACTTGAAAACGATCCAAATTCCGCGCTACTCATTTAAGTTCAGTCAGATTGACTGAGAAACGGCAACCATAGTCTAGGAGACAACATATGCCAATATCATTCGGATCAGTTCAGAGGGTTCTGGGAGCTCACTATTCATACGATCAAATCTTACCGCAAAATCGCTGGTGGGTTAAGACGGAGGCCGGCGACGAGAACATCGACATGTCTCGCGGCTTCGCGGTAGACATCAAAAACGTACAGTTCGGCTGGCTGCATATCGACATCGGCGTGCGTGACTGGCAGCCTTGGCCGTCACCCTCCGAGCAGATCCCGCGCCCAGAGCGAGGTCTACAAGCAGGGCTTCGAGGTCAAGTGCTGGCTGGTCGACGGTCGTGAGGCGTCGTTCAGCGGCAACTCGTATGGCCTCGGCCAGTTCATCGCCAAGCTGTACAATCAGGCAGAGCAGGCGCCGGAATTTGCGACGCAGATCCCGATTGTACAAGTCACAGGCAGCACCCCGGTAGTGATCGGCAAGGGCACGTCATACGATGTGTCGTTCAACATCTCCAAGTGGATCAACCGCCCGGAGAACGGCGCAGAGCACCCGGCGGCCGCAGCGGCACCCGAAATGGCACCGGCGCCTACACCGGCACCCGCCGCAGCACCCGCGACCGATAACAACTTCGGCTTCTGATCAACATGGCCGCCTGCCTCGGCGGGCGGCCAAACTATAGGGTGGAAACTATGAGCGAGAGATACTTTAGCAAAGTCGCGGAGAGCGCAGTGGCCGACGTGGCCAATGCGATCAAGGGGAGCCGCAACGAAATTTTAAACAAGGCCGCGTTCAGCCTCGGGCGTCACGCCCACATGGCACCGGCAAACTTAGACGCAGCGATCAGCGAATTGCACAGCGCAGCGAAGGCGATGGGCCTGCAAGACCACGAGATCAAGGCGACGATTGGCAGCGGATTTAAGCGCGGCGGCGACAGCCCGAAAGGAGCTCGAAAACTCCGACGCGCTGCCGTACACGCCGTCAGAGTTCGAGCGCCTGATGACGCGCCTGGCCGCCAAGGAAGTGCTGGCGCGTGACGACGAGAGCCGCGCGGACAAGATGCGCAAGGCGCGCGAGATCTGGGAGCGGGGCGTCACAATTTCGCGTGACAACGTCGACGCCGTGCGTCCGGCGCTGCTCTACCTCAACTCGCGGGGTCTGAGGGCCAGTACAGCCTCGCATGCGGCGCGGTTTAGCCCGAATATATACGACGGCCCCGCGATCATGTTTCCCGCGCTCAGTCCAAGCGGAGAAGTGTGCGGCGTGCAGAGCGTGCTGCTCACACCCGAGGGCCAGAAGCGAGAGCACAACGGGATCAGCAAATACAGCCGCGGCGTGATCGCAGGCAACGTCATGCGGATCGGCGACGAGCACGAGGGCGGCGTCATCATCATGGCCGAGGGGCCAGAGGATGCGCTGAGCGTGTATCAGGCGGTCGGCGACGAGGCGACGGTCGTGTGCACGTTTGGCAAGGCCGGCATGTCCACATACCCCGTGCCGCGGGCGTCCGACGTGACGATCTGCGCCGACCCGGATCTGGACGTGGATGCGGTGGCAGATGTGCTCCGCGGCGACGGCAGCACCGACGTGCACGTCGTGCGCTTCGACATGCTGGGCGTCGAGGGCGTGAAGGACGCAAACGACTACCTGCGTGAGACCAGCGCCGAGAAATTGCGTGAGGCTCTGGCGATGGCCAAGCCGGTCGCGCAGGTGCAGGCCGAGATCGCGCAGTCCGAGCGCAGCTACCCGACGCCCTACGATCCCGTCGACCCGGCAGCGATACCGGCGCGGCGGCTGGATCTACGGCCAGCACTACATCCGATCAAACGTGTCCGTGCTGGCGTCAGCCGGGGGCGTGGGCAAGACGTCGATGCAGATCGTGGAGGCGCTGGCAATTTGCACCGGCGTCCGCTGCTCGGTGAGCCCGTGCACGAGCCGTGCAACGTGTGGATCATCAACCTGGAAGATCCGTCTGAGGAGCTCCAGCGGCGCGTGGCCGCGGCGATGCTGCACTACAACGTCACGGCAGACGAAATCCGGGGCAAGCTATTCCTGGATGCGGGCCGCGACATGAACATGATCTTCGCCAGAGCAGGACCGCGAGGGCATCACAGTCGACGACGCGCTGGTCGGACTACCTGACGGCCAAGATCACGCAGAACGAGATCGGCTGGTGTCATCGACCCGTGGGTCGGCGCGAACCGGCATCAACGAGAACGACAACGTCGCAATGAACGCCGCCGTCGGGGCCTGTGCGCAGCCGTGTGACGAGACAGACTGCGCGGCGTCCTCGTGCACCACATACGCAAGGGCAACGGCGACGACGCCACGGTCGACAGCATACGCGGAGCGCAGGCAGCCTTGCTCGGCGCAGCCCGAGCGGCGCGCGTCATCAACCGCGTGTCTCATGGAGGACGCGATGAAGCTGGGCGTGTCGGAGACCGAGGCGCTTGGGCATTTTTAAAGTGGAGGACGGCAAATCGAACATGGCACCGCCGGCATCGAAGGCAGTGTACCGGCGCATGGTCGGCGTAAAATTGCCAAACGGAGAATACGTCGGTGTGGCCGAGGCCTTTTCTATGCCCGATCTATTCGACGGGCGTAAGCGCCAAGGACGCGATGAAGGTGCAGCGTGACGTCGGGCAGGCGGCCCAGCGCGGCGAGTTTATGCGCCAGAACCCGCAGGCAAAGCAGTGGGTGGGCAACGTCGTGGCGCTGCACCTCGAGCTCGACGTCGACAAGAAGCACGAGAAGGCCAAGGTCAACGCAATCGTGAAGAAGTGGATCGAGACCGACGTGCTGCGCATCGAGCGCGAGAAAGACTTGCGCACCGGGCGTGACGTGCCGGTGGTCGTCGTGGGTGAGTGGATCACTGGCGAGGAGGCGGGCGTAATTGATGGATGACTTCGAAGAAGAATACGGCAATGGATCTCGAGGACGAGGATCTCATCATGGCGATCTACTGGTCCGACATATTCAGAGCTTGCGCCATCGACTTTCCAACCCGACCTCATGCAGCCGCGCACCGTCGAGGAGCGGATGCGCGTGCAGGAGATTATAGTGGCAACCATGCAGTGTCTGGAGCACGCATTGGTGCGCCTCGACGACCAGATGGTGGAGGTGCGCAGTGGTGCGGAGCTGTTGCACTAATGCCTCCACACTTACCACACTTGTGGTGTGGGGAGGTGTGGAGAGTGTGGAGAATACGGCCATTTCACGTTCCACACCACCACCCCCTATTGTATAGGGTGGTGTGGTGTGGTGTGTGGTGGCGTTTTGAATTGGGTGTGGTTAACATTGGCAGCGAAGGGGGAGTAGTATCATGGCAACGAAGGTGAGTGGGAAAGCAAAGGCGGGATATGCGAAGGCGCGCAAAGACCGTGGGACGTTTGAGACTGGCACACAGAGCAAGCCGATCTCGCGTCAGGTCGATGGTCAGCTGGCTCCGCTGGATCGCAAGGCGCGTGAGAAGACGCTCAAGTGGGGTGACACTCTGCCGGCTCTCGTGAGCCCGGAGCTCGCTGGACGCTTTGAGGCGGCGTATGACGCGCTGCGGGTCGAAGATCGAAGCGGATGACGTGGTGGCGGTGCACCAGATTGCGACGCAGCTGATACGCGCGTGGGACGTGCTGGAGGCGGAGGCGGAGGCTAACGGGCACCAGCCGGTGGGTCGGCACGCATACTGCATCGAGATCGCCTCTGGCAACATCGTGTGCATCGCGCTGCACGACGCGGTCGGCATCAGGCGTGAACATCCAGAGTGGTTGGTGTATGATATGGTCGACGCAGCAATCGTGCTGGGGAACAACTTTAGCAGCGAGTTCATCGAGAAGACGCTGGAGCAGTTTCCCGAGGCAAAGGTGACGCGGTGCATCGGCCAGCGAACAGCACGTTTGACGTGAGCTGGGCGACGAGATACCGTTTTGAGAGGAGACGTGTGACATGGGTACAATTGGCAAGGCTGAAGCTGGCAGCGCTGGAAGCTGCCGGCGAGGACGAGATCTTCGGCATGATCGCTGCGGGCAAGAACGCGTCGGACGTGATCGCGCATTACGATGTGGGCTGGAACCTGTTCACAAGTGGATCGCGTCCGGCGAGGGCAGAGCTCAGCGCTACGACGAGGCCAAGCAGATGGCTGGTCACTACTACGCGTCTCAGGCGCAGAAGATTGCAGACGAGATCCACCAGCACGAGGCGAGCGTGAACAGCGCGAAGCTGGCGGTCGACGTGCTGAAGTGGAAGGCGGCGAAAGCGTCGCCCGAGTATGACACGAGGCAGCGTGACGTCGCGATCAACATCAGCGTCAACGACCTGCACGCGCAGGCAGCGCAGCTGCTCAACAGCGTTGGCGGCGACGTCATCGAGGGCGAGGCAGTCGAGGTGGAGGATGACGATTGAGCGCGAAAACGCACATCGACGCAACGAAGCGTGCGCGTGCGCGCGTGACATCATCGCGCCGATCCGTCAACAATGTGCCACAATTGGGCACTTTCGGGTGTGCAAATGTGGCAAAAGTAAGGCATAAGCAGGGCAAAATAGCTAAGTCGCTGAGTTGCAACGATATTAAATTTAACATAATACACATTATGACACTTTCGCCCGCTCCGACGCCAAATCGCTGCCGAGATCCGCGTTTTGACCCCCCCCTCTCAGATCTCGGGCGGGTGCAAAAGCTCATGTCCCCTTCACGCACCCCGAGAAAAATTTTCCACAAATTCACGCCACAGGAGTGTTAACACATGAACGCCCCCAGCCCCCAAGATAACCCGTTTCTGAAGTTGATGCGCAGATACCGCGACGACCCGGTGCGCTTCTCACAGGAGGTCATTGGCATCGAGCCCGACGAGTGGCAGGTTGAGCTGTTGGACGCGATCGCCGCCCCAGCGGTGCGCCGCGTATCCGTCAGATCTGGCCACGGCGTCGGCAAGTCTACGGGCGTCGCCATGGCGGCCATCTGGCACGTCTTGATGCGCTACCCGAGCAAGACGGTGGTCACGGCCCCCACGTCCGCGCAGCTGTTTGACGCGTGCTTTGCGGAGATGAAGAACGTCGCCAAGCGCCTGAAGCCGCCGTTCAACAATTTGCTAGAGATCAAGTCTGATCGGATTGAGCTCAAGAGCGCGCCTGAGAGCACGTTTATTTCGTGTCGGACGTCGAGGTCGGAGCAGCCGGAAGCCTTGGCCGGGGTTCACAGCGAGAACGTGTTGCTGCTGGCGGATGAGGCCAGCGGTATCCCGGAGGCCGTTTTTGAGGCTGCCTCGGGCTCGATGTCCGGCCACAGCGCCACGACGGTGCTGACGGGCAACCCGACGCGTAATACTGGCTTCTTTTACGACACCCACACGCGGCTGCGGGATGACTGGTACACGATGCACGTCTCCTGCGTCGACAGCCCGCGCGTGTCAGAGGATTTCGTCAAGGATATGGAGCGCCGGTACGGTGAGGACAGCCCAGCGTTTCATGTGCGCGTCTTGGGCAACTTTCCGCCGTCTGAGGAGGACACGGTGATCCCGGTCGCGTTGGTTGAGCACGCGTTTAACAACGAGGTGAAGGTGCACGAGGATACGGTGGGCGTCTGGGGCTTGGACGTGGCGCGACAGGGGGATGACAGCAGCGTGCTGTGCAAGCGTCAGGGGCCGGTGGTGCACCCGCTGACTGTGTGGCGCAACTTGGACCTGATGCAGCTCTCCGGCGCTGTAAAAGCGGAATACGATGCGGCGCCCCCATCCAAGCGCCCCGTTGAGATCATCGTCGACAGCAACGGCTTCGGCGCCGGGGTGTTGGATAGGTTGAGGGAGCTGGGATTACCGGCGCGTGGCTTGAACGTGTCTGAGCGCGCGATGGCGAAGCAGACGTATTTGAACCTGCGCGCGGAGCTGTGGTTCAAGTGCAAGTCGTGGCTCGAGAATATGGACGTGTCTCTGCCCAAGGATGACGCGCTGTATTCGGAGCTGGTGGCGCCGCGTTATATGTTCACGTCGTCTGGCAAGATACAGGTTGAGAGCAAGGACAGCATGAAAAAGCGCGGCGTGCGATCTCCCGACCGCGCCGACGCGCTTTGCTTAGCTTTGGCCAATGACCACACGACGATGTCGTATGGCGTTTCGGCCAGCGGCTCGTGGGGTAAGCCGCTGAAGCGTGGTATTCGCGGGGTGGTTTAGCGCGTCAGAGGGGCGCCCTGCCGGAGCCAGTCTGTTTGATTGCACCACCCGCAGTTTTTTAATCGACCCAGCTTGAGAGTTTTACGGCGGACGGTGACATAGTGGCCGCAGTCGCACCGGCACACGAGCTTAACCCCGTTGCGGTGTGTGCCGTTTTTTCCCTCCCAGCCGTGCTCGCCGTGGTTTTTAGCTAACCCTATGACCTTTAAGCGGCCGTGCTTTTGGGTGAACATCTCGATAAACTCTTTCCTGCCAACTGGATTGGCCGCGATTGAGGCGATCCGCTTCTGGTCCGTTTCGATTGGCGGAATTTCCGTGTATGCCTGCGTCAGCTTTCTCGCCGGCTCGTAATGCACGGCCTCCCCAAAGACGACACGCGCGGCCAAGCCGTTAATCGGTTTCATCTTCGGGTCGAGCTTGTCCGACATTACCTTAGCCCCTCCCGCTCGACCTGATCGACGAGCATCTGGCCATTCTCGACCCACTGCTCGAGCGTGAGGTCTTTGAGGCGTGGGTGGTCGACGTCGAGAAATGCGACGACTTGGTCTTTAATCCTGCCGGTGGCCATGTAGTGGAGTGTCAGGTTTGTGCCTGGCTCCTTGAGGTATACGAAACGCCACGCCACTTTCATGTATGCCGGCGCCGACTTTGGCGGGTTTTCGTTCTTGACCCTCATCATTTCGAGGTTTGGGCACCCGATTGCGTCGAGTATGAGGTCGCGCGTCAGGCGCTTTGGCTTGGGCATGTATTTCGCCTTTGCGGTCTCCCACTTTTGTAGACTTACGCTCAACTCCCGAGCCTCGCGAGAAAACGGCGTCTCCGCCGGAGATATGGTGCTGATGACGTCTGACAAGTCTCTGCGCGTCTGGCGCTCTTGCTCGATCCGCGCCGCGACGTTTCGCTTGGCCTCTTGGACCTCGGCATAGTTGAGCTCCTGCGCCAGCCCCTTGGCGAGCTCAAGCGCCTCCGCCGACTTCTCCTCTGTGCTGGCGGTGATTGCGAGGTACAGGCCCAGCTCGACGGCTTCCTGCGTGTTTTGTGGTGTGTTGTTGTGCATTTTATTCTCCCGGTTGTGGGGAGCCGGAGCTCCCCGTGTTGATTATACAGCGTTTTCAAGCCATTCGATGCAGCGATCCCATTGGTTCGGGCGATCAGTCAAGCTGATGTCAAACCCTCCAGCATCAATCACATTTTCCAGATATATGACTTTGTCCACCTCAAGAGCGTATTGATCTTTGACCGATTGTGTTGCCAGCGCTTGGATTGCTTTCTTAGTGATTTTCATGTCCGTGTTCCTTTGTTTGTGTCTATACCAGTTAAACTAATGTTAACATCTACAGACTACAACCCCTAAAATGCAAAAAACTGGCCTCCGGCAAACTTTTTTGTTATCCTGCGCCTGTTAGCGGCTACCCTCCCACCCAGCCGCTGAGCTTATTGGCTCCCCCGTGCGCTTGGTTCTTCCCCCAGGTGCGCGGGGTTACACTGAAGGCGGGTTTGGTGTATTATTGCGGGAAGAGAAGAACGAGGCGAGCGCATGGGCATCTTAGACGACTTAGCGATGGGGTTCGGGTTCAAGGAAAAGGACCGCGACTACTACGACCGCACCGCGGACACGATAAGCCGTAATCAAGGCTCCGACGCCGGCGACAGGTATCGCTCTAGCATCTCCGAGAGGTACGCAGCGGCGCCCAACTACGGCACGGCTATCGGTCCGGATCTGAGCGACTTCCGTCAGGCCGCCAACCCAGTCCGCGATCCCTACACCAGCGGCGGACGCCTCCGCTCCGATTTCCAGCCCGGGATCTTTGGCCCAGACCTACCGCGACGCGAACCTGCCGCAGCCCGGAACATTTATGCACAAGCTGACTAATACGCCGACGCTCATGGGCATTCTGGCGCGCATTATCGGCGGATACGACGCACCGCCGCCGCAGGGTGAGCTGCGGTCGTCATACCGGCCCCAGAGGCAGCAGACGCCGATCATAGAGCCCGTGGCACCAATTACCACGCCCACAGCGGGCGGCGGGGTTCCTATGGGCATGGAGGCGGCGTACAGCACGTCGCCAAGCCTACCCGAGCCAGACATGCAGCTTGAGGTGTTTACCGGCAATCCTAGCGACCCGAGGTACATGCCCGGAGGTGAATTTGACGCCTTCATGGAGCAGGTCGGGAGCCTTCCAGCCTTCGACAATTACAGGGATGACCCGGTTCGCATGAGGGCAATTTTCAAGGAATACTTAAAGACGCAGGGAGGCAGCAACTAATGCCCGGAAGTGACTTTAGAAACTTAATGGCGCAGAGCGAGAGCAGCGGCAACTACGGCATCCTGACTGACGCCGGCGGCGGTGACATGGTTGCAGGTGCGTACCAGTTCGGAGACCCGCGCCTAAAAGATTTCATGGATGACACGGGCGAGAAGTTCACCCGAGAAGACTTCCTGTCCAGCCCGGAGCTACAAGAGCGCGTCATGAACTGGCACGAGCAGGACGTCGTGGACTACGCCATGGAGAATGGCTTGGACCGCTTCTTCGGCCAAGAGATCAAGGGCGTGCCGGTGGATATGTCGGCAGTTGTCGGCATGGCCCACCTCGGAGGCCGCAAGGGTATGCGCGACTTCCTCGAGAGCGGCGGGGAGTTGGACAAGAAAGACAAGTTCGGCACGTTTATTTCGGATTACGGCAGGAAGTTTTCCGGCCAGAGCCTGTACAGCGAGACGCCACCCCGTCCGCGTATGCGCCCGCAGGGTTTGCTGCCGCCTGAGACGTCACCGCGGCCAGTGGCTCGTCCGCAGGGTCTACTCGGCTAATGGCAGGTTACGAGCAATACATCCCACCGGGCCTACGCGGCCCACTCAAAGACCTATTCGGCATGGCCCGCGTGACAGGCGAGGGCGGCGCCGGCCTTCCTGCGCGCTGTCCAAGAGGATCCGCTGGCAGTCAACAAGGCGATCGGCGAGAGCATGATCGGCGGCATCCAGTCTATGGCCACCGACCCAGTCGGCACCGTGCGGGGCGTCGTCAGCGACGCCGCCGGCACCGTGCCAGCGCGCGCTGACGAATACGGCGGTGGACTACCTGCCGGAGGGCGTGACGCTCTCCACCGCGACGCCCGAGCAGCTCAAGATGGCCAACGACGCGCGTTACGCTGACCTTGCGTCAACCGCTGCGATGGCGGTCCCCGGAGCTAAGGCATTGAGAACAGGCGCAAAAGCGGCTGGCGAAGTTGACGTCTCCGGACTAGCGGCGGACGCGACATACGCCGGACGGTCAATTGCGCAGGGAGATCCGCGCGGCCTCATCGAGGCGTTTCAGCGTGGCGGCGAGGGTGAAAGCCTGAGCGCTGCGCGTGGACCTAATAAGCGCGACTTGGACCCGTATTTCTACCAAGACACAAAGATGGACGATTACCTGTCAAATGTTGAAGTTGACAGCGTAGATCTCGGAGAGAATTTATCTCGCGTCCCGCGTAGCTGGGAAGAGATGGAGAATAAGTTAATCTTGCCACTTTATGGCGACAGGACGAGCCGAGGGCGTCTTGTAAAAGGTGTTGATGGCGTCACCTTTGCAAACCCAGTTTACACTGAAGGCGGGGTCGACTTCATGCGAGGTCCAGCGGCTCAGCAAGATCGCGCTGTGTGGGCGTCTAACAGTAACATCATCAAACGCATCGCGGATGAGGCTGATAGCGCGAGGCTGCTCAGCGAAGGAGAAGATATTTACGGCATGACCGGGTCTATGGCCCCGAATGCAAATGATTTTGCGACGATGACTGGCGCCGCTATGGCTGAGCTTGTTAAGGGCTCCAAGTTTACAAAAAAGACGGCCAAAGAGTTTGACAAAGCCATGAAGGCGTTTGATCCAAACTTTGTCGGATTGAATTCTCCAGACCTGACCGAGTGGGCAGTGAGCACCAGCTCCCCAAATCGTAAAATGTTTATAAGGCTGATGGACACTGCGCCCATGCAGGCGGCCGGCCTTCCGAGCCCAGCAAAAGCGCGGCTTAGCGTTACTGATCCCACACAGGTTGACATGTCGGCGGGCATGTTTGGTCTAGGGGTGAGTAAGTTGGACGAGCTTTCGCCGATACTGCGCAAAAACTCTTCGCCAAAGTCGAGTAATACTCCAGGGCAAAGCGTCCCGCACTCGACTTACAACACGCAAATCACAGGAGATTATTTCGGATCGCTTCCTCCTGTGCCGCAAGGGCTCATATTCCGGGATGTGTACGACCCAATGGAGGGTGGTGTCACAAAGGCAGGCAAGCCGCTAAACGAGGCCCACAAAACTCACGCCATTAAAACGATCATGCCAGTTCAGAGGCTTCGTCCAGATATTCTCGAGGGAATTCTAAACTACGTTGCTAGGTCGGGTAGATAAAGGGGTCTGGATCATCAATGCCAACTAATGCGCATATCATTTCGTCCATTTCGTCAAGGCCGCTATCGTTCACGCCTAGAGCCTTGGCCTTGAGTACAACCATCTCCCGAATTAACTCGGGTGTGAATTCAAATTCCATTACGTTTTCCTCCCGTGGAACAACGGATGTTAACACAACCGCAACCGAGTTGCAAGAAGGGCCACAAGATGGACTATGAAATAAACGAAATGGCCTCCGAGCTCGAGGCTGAACTGAACCCGGACGTCATGGACGATCAGGAGCTGCAAGGCATCGTCGGCAACGAGATCGACGACGCCATAGACTTCATCGACAACTGGGTCTCCCCGATCCGCGCCACGGCGACGCAATACTACCGGGGTGAGCCGTTTGGTGACGAGGAAGAGGGTCGCAGCCAAGTGGTCAGCATGGACGTGCGGGATACCGTACAGGCGATCATGCCGTCCCTGATGCGCATCTTCAACGGGTCCGACCGCACCGTCGAATACGTCCCGCAGAACGCGGAGGACGTGCCGGCGGCAAAGCAGGCCACCGAGTACGCCAACTTCATCATCAACCGCGACAACCGCGGCTTCATGGAGATGCACAGCGCGTTTATGGACGCGCTGGTGCGCAAGGTCGGCATCCTCAAGTGTTACTGGGAAGACAAGACCGAGTTTGACACAATCGAATACACCGGCGTCGATGACACCGCTCTGGCTGCGCTCATGGCTGACCCAGCCGCCGAGGTTGACATTACCGTGAGCACGCCGGTCGGCGAGCCGCAGATCGACCCTGCGACTGGCCAGATCATCATGCCGCCCATGTCACACGACCTGCGCGTCACCTACACCCGGCCAGACGGACGCGTGAAGGTGGAGGCTCTGCCGCCGGAGGAGTTCCTGATCTCCCGCGAGGCTAAATCCGTTGAGGAAGCCGACTACGTTGCGCACCGCCGCATCGTGACTGTCTCTGAGCTTGTATCTATGGGATACGACTACGACGAGGTCTACAACCTGTCATCGACCCACGACGACATGGACACCAACGTCGAGCGCAACACGCGCAACCCGGCATTGTCAAACGACATGAATTCGCGCCAAGACCCAGCGATGCGCAAGGTTCTCTACGTCGAAAACTACATTCGCGTAGACTACGACGGAGACGGCATCGCCGAGCTGCGCAAGATCTGCACCGGCGGAGATGGCAACGTCATTCTCAACAACGAGCCGTGCGACATGGCGCCATTCGCAACACTCTGCCCAGACCCCGAGCCGCACGACTTTTTCGGCATGTCCGTCGCCGACACCGTGATGGACATCCAGCGCATCAAGTCAGTCGTCATGCGCAACTCGCTGGACAGCCTAAGCCTGAGCATCATCCTCGCGTTGCAGTCGTCGAGGGTATGGTGAACATGGACGACGCCATGAACACAGAGATGGGTTCAATCGTCCGCCAGCGCGCTCCGGGCTCGATCCAACAGCTCACCGTGCCGTTTGTCGGCCAGCAGGCATTCCCGGTCCTGAACTACATGGACGAGGTCAAGGAGGCCCGCACAGGCATCTCCAAGGCGTCTATGGGTTTAGACGCCGGCGCACTACAGTCCAGCACTGCAACGGCCGTGGCAGCCACTGTGAGCGCCGCACAGCAGCACATCGAGATGATCGCTAGGGTGTTCGCTGAGACAGGCGTTAAACGCTTGTACGAGCTTGTCCTGTACAACATCACCACGCACCAAGATAAGGCGCGGATGATCCGCTTGAACAACGACTTCATCGAAATCGACCCGAGAGTTTGGGACGCCAACATGGACGTCTCTGTTAATGTGGCTTTGGGTCGCGGTACTGACACCGAGCGGATGATGATGCTGCGCCAGATCGGCGAGATGCAGAAGGAAGCCATGTCGACGATGGGCCCGCAGAACCCGCTGACCGACATCTCCAAGCTGAGCAACACGCTCAAGGAAATGACGTCACTGGCCGGCTTCAAGGACACGTCGCAATTCTGGAGCGATCCTGCGAAGTTCCAGCCGCCACCGCCAGACAACAAGCCAGACATCAACGAGCAGCTAATCCAGGTGCAGATCCAGCAGATACAGGCGGACATGCAGAAGAAGGCGGCAGAGCCTTCAGCTGAAGCGCGAGCAGATGATGATGGAAGACGACCGCAAGCGCGACGAGCTCGAGGCCGACATCCGCGTCAAGGCGGAAGAGCTGAAGGCGAAGTACGGCACGCAGCTTGACGTCGCCCAGATCCGGGCCGACATGGCGATCAACCGCGAAGTGATGAAGGCGCAGGCTGAGATAATCACGGAGGCGACGCGTGAAGACTAAGCAGCAGATCATCACGGACGGCAAGCAGGCGGAGCGCCTGCTCGCTGACACAGATTTGCTTCGGTTTCTTGAGGAAGCCGAGGCGGATTGCTGGACGCAGTTTAAGGCAACTGGCCCCAGTGACACCGACGGCCGAGAGGCTGTTTACATGAAGTTGCGCGGAATTGACATGGTTCGCCAGTCGCTGCGCAGCATGGTTGATAACGCTACTATTGAAATGAAGCTGAAAAAGTAGCATAATAGAGGAAGAAAGAGATGTCAGACAACAGCACCCCGCAAGGGACTGACCTGTACAGCGCTCAGAATGCAATCAGAAGTATGCTCACGCCTCAAGAGGATAACGTGACGACGGACGATGCGCTTGAGGCAGAAGCCGCGCAAGTGGACGAAGCCGAAATGCCGGAAGGCCAAGAGGACGAGTATGAGGCGCAAGCTGATAACTCTGCCGTTGAGGGGTCTGAAAGCGATCTGGACGACGAAGGCGACGATGACGGCGACCAATATGGATCTCTTGATTTGTCCACGACCATTGAGGTTGATGGAGAAGAGATAACCCTTGAGGAGCTGCGCAGCGGACACCTACGGCAGAAGGACTATACACGCAAAACTCAAGAGCTCGCCGAAAACCGAAAGGCTATGGAAGCGCAGTATCAGGAGATTGAGCGTGAGCGTGCTGAATATGCGCAACTACTGCCGGCAATGGCGGAGCGCATCCAACAGGCAGCGGAACAGGAGCCGGACTGGGACACTCTGTATGACACAGACCCCGTAATGGCAGCGAAGGCAGAACGCCAGTGGCGGAAGGAACAGGAGGCGCGCACCGCGCAACTTCAGGCCGTCCAAGCTGAGCAGCAAAGAATGCAGCAGATTGCAGCGCAGAAGCAAGAGCAGATGCAGCAATCGTATTTGGAGCAGCAGCGTCATATCTTGCCTGACATCATCCCCGAGTGGCGCGACAAGAAAGTTGCAGCCACGGAAGCAACCCAGATCCGGGACTTCCTACTTGGCGAAGGTTTCAGCGAGCAGGACGTTAGCGGGATGTCAAATGCAACGCTTGTGAAATTAGCGAGGAAAGCGATGCTTGTATGATCGTGGAGAAACGCGGGCCAACGAGGTTAAAGCTAAGCCTAAGAAGTCGCGCGCCAAGACATTGAAATCGGGTTCCAGAGCGTCACAGCCTAAACGCACCTCATCAGCACAGGAAGCGCAGAACCGCGCACGAAAAACTGGTCGCGTCAACGACGCCGCGGCCGCAATCAAAGCCTTGCTATAGGAGCATAAACTATGACTATCATTGCAAACACCTTTACGTCTTTTGACGCCAAGGGTATCCGCGAAGAGTTGGCAAACGTCATCTCGAACATCGCGCCAGAAGAAACACCCTTCACATCTAACGTCGGTTCCGAAAATGTGTCTAACACATTTTTTGAGTGGCAATTGGATGATTTGTCGTCTGTTGACGTTACGCCAGTAATAGACGGAGACGATGTTGCATCGTTCGACGCAACAACTGCAACCGTAAGGGTCGGAAATTACACGCAAATCCGCCGCCGCAGCATGATTATTGCTGACAACCTCGGCTTCCAAGACTTGGCTGGCCGCAACGATGAGGTTGCATATCAGCTCGCCAAGCGCGGCAAGGAGATCAAGCGCGACTTGGAAACAATCTACACAGGCAACACAGCCCGTTCCGCCGGTTCAGCTTCCGCTGGCCGCGTAACTGCTGGCTTGGGTGCGTGGATTGCAACCAACGTCAACAAAGCTGGTGACGGCACCAACCCAACTGCGGCAGACGGCTCCGACGCCCGTAACGACGGCACGCAGCGTGACTTCACTGAAGCCATGCTCAAAGACGTGATGCAGCAGGCGTACACATCCGGCGGCAACCCATCCATGTTGATGGTTGGCCCGTACAACAAAACAGTCGTGTCCGGCTTTGCTGGCATTGCGGCTCAGCGCTATCAGGCGCCATCTGATGGCCCAACAACCATCATCGGTGCAGCTGACGTTTATCTGTCAGACTTTGGCTCCTTAACTGTTGTGCCTAACCGCTTCAGCCGTGAGCGTGACGCATGGTGCCTCGACACTGAATACGCGTCAATCGCAACTCTGCGTCCGATCCAAGCTGTGGATCTTGCAAAAACAGGCGACGCCGAGAAGAAAATGCTCATCTGCGAAACCGGCGTCAAGGTAACTAACGAAAAGGCTCACGGCCTGATCGCTGACTTGAACGTATCGTAAATATGGTGGGGCGGCTTCGGTCGCCCCATTACTCTGGAGGGTAAGATGAAAAGACTTTTTAGCCGAGACGAGGCGACAGGGATTACGAAATATTGGCACGTCAAAAGCAATGGCGAATATGTCATTGAGACCGTGCAGGACAGCACAAAGATCATCGAAGCAAACAAGCGCTCGTATAACGACGTGTCGGGAAAATTCGGAGAACATGCCAAGGTGGCCTCCATCCCGCTTTCCGTGTATTATGAGCTGAAGAGGCAGGGGATCGCTGACGATCCCAAGGCGCTGCGCAAGTGGCTCAACCAGTCGGAAAATCAGGCGTTTCGCACGCGAGAAGGTACACTGTAATGGCGATCACAACGTATGACGAGCTCAAGGCATCTATCGCCAGCTGGCTAAACAGAGACGACCTGACGGCGGTCATACCAGACTTTATTGCGTTGGCTGAGAGCAGCATCGACCGCGACTTGCGGCATTACAAGATGGTGCAGCGCGCCGACGCCACGCTAGATAGCCGCTATGTGCAAGTGCCGGACGACTGGGTGCAGACAATGCGCTTCACAATTACGTCTGGCAACACGTTCCGCATCGAGGCGACGTCAATCGACGACCTGGCCCAGCTGCGCCAGCAGAACAATAATCAGAGTGGCCGGCCGCGGCTTTACGCCAACGTGGGCCATGAGATTGAGGTGTTCCCGACGCCAGACACCGAGTATCAGATGCAGCTAATGTATTTTGGCAAGACCCCAGCGCTGAGCGCCACCAACTCATACAACTGGCTATTGCAGGACGCGCCAGATGTTTACCTTTATGGCGCGCTTGTGCAGTCTGCCCCGTATCTGAACGATGACGTTCGGACGCAGGTGTGGGCGTCGCTCTACTCAAACGCAATACAGTCGCTGCAAAAGTCGTCCGACGAAACACGATCCGCCGGCTCTGGCCTCCGAATGCGGACGTCTGGCTATTAAATCAATATTGGTGTATGATTGCGCCAGATATATCTAATCGGAGAAATCCATGTCTTTAACTAACGCTTTCGAGACAAGCACACTGCAATATCTGTTAACCACAGATAGCGTTACCCGCCCGACCGCGTGGTATGTTGGCTTGTTTACATCTGACCCGACTGACACAGGCGCAGCTGGCACCGAGGTGTCTGGCTTTGATTACGTTCGCGTGGCTGTGACGTTTAGCGTCTCTGGAAACACTGCAAGCAACACTGCTGGCGTTGAGTTCCCCGCTGCTAACGGTGGCGATTGGGGTACTATAGGGTGGATTGGCATTATGGACGCATCTTCTGGCGGGAACATGATCGTCCACTCGCCTCTGGTTGCTGCAAAAGTAATTGCTGATGGTGATGTATTCCGCATCCCAACCGGCGATCTTGACGTTACGCTCGACTAATGGCACTTCGCACGGGATACGGTACTGGTACATTTACGGCGGGCAAGTTCGGCCTGCCTCAAGTGTATGAAGGTGCTGTTTCCGACACTATTTCATCAAGTGCTACTGCCAGCGCCGAGCGCATAAAGATTGGCGCTGTTTCGGCTACTACAACTACTACAGCGTCTGTGATCGGTGTTCGCATACAAAGCGGCGCTGTGTTGGATGCCATTACGTTATCCACCTTTGCCGCTGGATATACGACCATTGCTGGGTCTGTGGCCGACACAATTACTTGCGACGTGGATTTGTATTGGAACCGCGTCAGACCGTTCAAAGTCGAAGACATCGTGCGGGTTGGCCTTTCAGTCAATGCACGTTATAAATGGCTCGACGCTTCCGAGCCGTCCACAAGCTGGACACCAGCAGACTACTTAGAGAGGGCCGCGTAATGCCTACGACAACGACAAACTATTCTTGGAACAAGCCAACCGTGGGCGGCGATGAAGACGCTTGGGGTGGTTATCTAAACGGAAACTGGGACGATCTTGACACGACATTAAAGACTGTTGAAGACAAGGCCGACGCAGCAGCTTCAACAGGAAAAGCCATCGCTATGGCGATTGTATTCGGTTAATAGGAGAGAACCATGGCCGCCCCAAACGTAGTAAATGTAGCCACTATCACTGCCAAATCGGCAATGGTGGCTTTAAGTTCAACATCCGCGACTTCGGTCGTCAGCAACGCTGCATCCAGCGGCAAGGTATTTAAGGTCAACATGATCCAGATTGCCAATGTAGATGGCGCAAATGCCTGCGACGTGACTGTAGATGTACACAACGCAGCATCTGGCGGCGGCACAGCTTACTCGTTGGTTGCGACTGCATCTGTCCCTGCTGACTCGTCGTTGATTGCTATTGACAAGAACACAGCTCTTTACCTTGAGGAAGATCGCTCCATCACCGTCACTGCTGGCACAGCAAACGACTTGGAAGTTATCGTAAGCTACGAAGAGATCAGCTAATGCGCTTTATTGGCAACGCCCCTGTAGATGGTGAAGTTCGTGCTATCGCCTCTGGTGCGTTAGCCACTGGAGATACTGTTGTCGTGAACAGCGATGGCACTGTGAGTGTTGTCGAGGAGACGAATTTCACGCAGGCTGTTGGTATCTTTGAAGCGTTTGAAAGCGACAGAATATCTCGGACCACAACTGCTTACGATGTTAATTCTCAGAAAATTGTAGTAGCCTATACCGACGTTAATAACTCCGGACACGGCACCGCTGTAGTCGGCACTGTGTCTGGCACTTCAATCAGCTTTGGGACGCCAGTAGTGTTTGAGAGCGGTAATACAGTTCGGCTTTCCTCCACTTATGATGCTAGTGCTGGAAAGGTAGTTGTAATTTATAACGAAAGTAATGACGGCTTTGCCATTGTGGGGACTGTTAGCGGAACTTCCATTAGCTTTGGCACTCGTGTGTTATTTGACACGACCGACCCTATTAATCTTTCATCTACTTACGACACTAACGCCCAGAAGATAGTTATATGCTACGAGGATGGCGGCAACACTGACAAGGGGACTGCTATAGTCGGCACTGTCAGTGGCACATCAATAAGTTTTGGCTCTCCTGTAATATACAACAATGCGGATACTACCGTGCAGTCAATCGCTTATGACGCCAGCGCCCAAAAGGTTGTTATAGGTTACCATGACAATGGCAATAGTAGTTACGGTACAGCTATTGTAGGAACTGTAAGTGGCACGTCTATTAGTTTTGGCAGTCCTGTTGTTTTTAACAGCGCAGCCACTAATAGTATTAACATAGCTTATGATGCTTCTGCTCAAAAGGTTGTTATAGCTTATTATACAGGAACAGGAACTGAAGGCTTAGCCATTGTTGGCACTGTTAGCGGGACATCAATTAGTTTTGGCACTGCTGTAGCTTTTAACACTGGAGGAGTAGCCAATTATAATTCCATTGTGTATCATGCTGCGGCTCAAAAGGTTGTTATAGCTTATTCAGATCTTGGCAACTCTAACTATGGAACGGCAATAGCCGGTACTGTGAGTGGAACGTCTATTAGTTTTGGCTCTAAATTAGTTGTAGAAAGCGGTAGAGTAAATTTTGTGTCGGCTGCTTATGATCCCGACGAGGAAGTCGTAGTTATATCATATGAAAATGTTGGAAATTCTGAGTATGGGACATCCGTTGTATTCCGGCCCGCTTACAGCACCACCAACCTCACCTCCGAAAACTTCGTAGGCTTTGCCAATAGCGGCTACGCTGACGGTCAATCCGCAGCGCTTAACTCGACTTGCTCCGTGGACAAAAACCAATCTGGTTTAACGGCTGGCGAGACTTACTATGTGCAGGCTGACGGCACGTTGGGTACAACCCCTGCTGATCCGTCTGTTGTGGCTGGAACGGCCATATCTTCTAACTCTATTATCGTGAAAGGGTAACTCTCATGAAGACCATCGTTGAAACATCCAGCGGCCTTAGCAAGTACCTCCTTGCAGATGACGTGACCGTCACTGCTACTGCTAATAACATCACAGTGGGTGATCCTGCACAGTTCATCATTGGTGACTTGAACAGCACCACAGTGACCGTCACTGACAACGTGACCAACGCCCCTGCGGATTGGTCTGGCAACAAGTATTTCTTTGACGGCACTACATGGACGTTGAACCCTGACTGGGTCGATCCTGCTACGCTGGAGGACTAATCTGATATGCGCATCATTGGTAACGCTGGAAAAGCGAGAGAATTACAGGCCGTTGCCAGTGGTGCGTTGTCCACGGGTGACACTGTTGTTGTAAATTCAGATGGGACTGTTGGCCTTATAAATCAAACAGGCGGAACTGTTGGGCAGGCCGTTGGCGACCCTGTTGTTTTTGAGGCTGATAGAACTTTGTATCCTTCTGTTACGTTTGATTCGAACTCAAATAAAATTGTTGTGTCATTCCGAGATCAAAATAATTCCTCTTACGGCACAGCAGTTGTTGGCACAGTGAGCGGCACATCAATCACCTTTGGGACCCCTGTAGTCTTTGCAAGCGCTCAAACAAATCATATCGCATCAACCTTTGATAGCAACGAAAACAAAGTTGTTATCTGTTATCAGGATGGTGGGAACTCCGCGAGAGGCACTGCTATTGCGGGGAATGTTAGCGGGGATAGTATATCTTTTGGATCGGAGGTCCAGTTTGAATCTGGCGCCACTCAATTTATTTCTGCGACCTTTGACAGCGTAAACAACAAGGTTGTCGTGGCTTACGAGGACGATACTAACGCTGACAAGGGAACGGCTAGAGTTTTAACTGTAAGCGGAACAACCATTTCTCCCGGTTCAACCGTAATATTTGAAGCTGGCTCTACTCAGTATATATCAACAGCCTTTGACAGTAACGCTGGTAAAGTAGTCATAGCTTTTCGCGACGTTGGCAATTCTAACTACGGCAAGGCTATTGTTGGCACAGTGAGCGGCACAGGAATAAGTTTTGGCAGTGCTGTTACATTTGAAAGCGCCAGCACTGCTTGGACTTCTATAGCTTTTGATAGCAACAGCAATAAAGTTGTCATTGCCTACATGGACGATGCTAACATTGACAAGGGAACTGCAATCGTAGGAACGGTGAGTGGAACCACTATTAGCTTTGGTAGCCCTGTTATTTATTCGGGTTCAACTGAGGGCAATAACAATTCAATTTCATTTGACAGCAACGCAAATAAGCTGGTGATTGCATATCAGGACAATATAAATGGCACGGGCAAGTTTGTTGTCGGCACTGTCAGCGGAACGTCCATATCCTTCGGAACTCCTGTTGATATTACTGGAGGGCAGACAAACAACAGCGGCACACAGCTGTCGACAGCTTTTGACAGCAGCGCAAACAAGGTCGTCTGTGTTTATGGCGACTTTGACAACTCTGAGCATGGAACTGCAACGGTTTTTCAAAACGCAGGGCCGGGTCCAAATTCGGCAAATTTCATAGGCTTTGCCGCTACAGGCGCACCTGATGGCAAGGCTGCTAAGATCAACATCAAGGGCGCTGTGGACGAGAACCAATCTGGCTTGACCGCAGGTCAGAGTTACTATGTCCAGACGGACGGCACACTGGGTACGACACCAGCAGACCCAAGTGTATTCGCTGGCACTGCTGTAGCTGCAACCAAACTTATCGTGAAGGGCTAAGACATGGCACTAGATACCATTCCAAAGCAAGAGGGCGGTAAGCTCAAGGCCGTTGCATCTGGTACGTTGCCAAGCGGTGTGCCTGTTGTTGTTAATGTTGATGGGACTGTGAGTGTTATTTCTGGAACGGATGAAGGTTTTAGTTCAACTGTTCAAATTTCATCTGGGAACATTGATAGTTTTTCAAGGTCAACTTTTTGCAGAGTAACAAACAAAGTAGTTGTTGCCTATTCTGATTCGTCAAGCTCGTATTACGGTACTGTTGCCGTGGGTACAATATCAGGCAGCTCTATTAGCTTTGGATCGCCTGTGGTGTTTGAAAGCGGAGAAGTCAGAGATTTTGACATTAGTGAGGCTGGAAGCAGCAAGGTAATTGTTGCATACCGGAACCAAAGCTCGACAAACGATGGTACTGCTAGGGTTGGTACTATTTCTGGCTCAAGCATAAGTTTTGGTAGTGCCTCAGTGTTTTTTACTTCTGCCCAAACAATTTCTGTTGGGTATGATTCAAACGCCGACAAAACAGTAATAAGCTATAGAAAAGACACGGCCCCTAATTATATGGCGTCAAGGGTTGCTTCAATATCTGGAACATCTGTCAGTTTTGGGTCTGAGGCAAATGTTTCCACTAGTGCAGCGATGGGCGAAAAAGGCTTCGGCACAACTACCTTTGACAGCAATTTAAATAAAATTGTAGTGTCGTTTATAGACAGCTCTTGGGGCTTGTATAGTGCGGTGGGGACCGTTTCTGGTACGTCTATATCTTACGGTAGCCTGACAACAGTTTTGACGGGTAATTATCAAAGATATCCCACCTCCGCTTTTGATACGACCAGTAATAAGGTTATCTTGTCGTGGCATGACACAAGCGCAGCAGACGCTGGAAAGGTGGTTGTCGGAACTGTATCTGGCACATCAATATCTTACGGCACAGCCGTTGAGTATTCCTCCGCCGCTCCATATACTGCTTCATCAAGTGTTTCATACAACTCAGATTTAAACCAAACAGCAATTGTTTTTTCTGACGCTTCAAACACTTCTGTAAAGCTGGGAACAATTAGTGGAACTGAAATTTCTGTTGGGGATGCAGCTACTAGCACGTTTGACGGTGTTGGTCTTAGTTCAGCTTATGATTCTAATTCGAATAAGGTTGCAATTCTTGGGAAAAGTGCAAGCAGGTTAAGGTCTGAGCTATATCTTCCTGCGACTACAACCCTCACCTCAGAGAACTACATCGGTATCTCCACTGGCGGTCCTGTAGCTGACGGTGGCAACGCAACTGTCGGTATTGTTGGCAGCGTTAGCGACGAGCAGACAGGCTTAACCGCTGGTCAGCAATACTACGTTCAGACAGACGGCACTCTAAGCGAGACCCCTGCTGATCCGAGCGTCTTGGCGGGAACGGCAATATCTGCTACAAAGATGCTAGTGAAAACATAAGGCGAAACCATGCCGCTAATTCCGCTAAAACTCCCCGCCGGCCAGTATCGCAACGGCACTGAACTTATGTCTCAGGGCCGCTGGCGGGACATTAACCTCGTCCGCTGGCATGAGGATGCCCTGCGTCCTGTAGGCGGATGGCGGCAGCGTGCATCTGTTGACCTAAACGGCGTTGTCCGATCCATGATCGCGTGGGAAGAGAACGACGGCTTGCGTCAAGTGGCGGCGGGAACGTACAACAGCCTGTACGTTATCAACGCAAACGGCACAGCGACTGACATTACACCCACTGGCTTAACCGCAGGGCGCATCGACGCAAACATCAACACGGCATACGGCGGCGGGTATTACGGCAACGAAGAATACGGCTTGCCACGCGCTGACACTGAAACAATCCTACCGGCGACAACTTGGTCTCTGGAGAACTGGGGCGAGTATTTGCTGGCCATGTCATACGATGACGGCAAGCTATACGAGTGGCAGGGTGACGTCCTGACTGACGCCGCGCTGATTGCAAACGCTCCCACAGATTGCACTGGCATGATGGTGACGGAAGAGCGTTTCGTTGTATGCTTCGGCGCTGGCGGCGACCCGCGCAAGGTGCAGTGGTCAGATCGCGAGGATAACACGACTTGGACGCCCGCAGCGACAAACGAAGCTGGTGACATAAACTTGCAAACCAACGGCGTTATCTTGGCGGGACTGCGCACACGCGGCCAATCCCTCATTCTGACCACAGAAGACGCCCACACATTGACTTACTCCGGCCCCCCGTTTGTGTATGGCGTGGAGCGCGTTGGCACCTCCTGCGGGCTTATAGCGGCCCGTGCGGCGGCTTCTGTTGACAACGGCGTGATTTGGATGGGTTTGCGTGGCTTCTTTGTTTACTCTGGCGGCAGGGTTCAGAGCGTCCCGTGTGATGTGGCTGACTATGTATTCAGCGACATCAACAAGGATCAGCGTTCAAAAGTGTCTTGCGTGGTTAATAGCGCGTGGAACGAAATCTGGTGGTTCTATCCAAGCGCAGACAGCCTTGAGTGCAACCGCTACGTTGCATATGACTTTGTCGAAAACATATGGATTACAGGCGAAATGGATCGCACCGCTGGCGTTGATCGCGGCGTGTTCCGTTACCCAATGTTCATTGCAAGCGATGGTGAGCTATACGAGCATGAGATCGGCTACAGTTACGGCTCAAGCACTCCTTACGCTGAAACCGGGCCGATCTCCATTGGCGCTGGCGACAACCTTATGAATGTTGTTGAGCTTATTCCCGACGAGAAAACGCAGGGCGATGTGACTGCCACGTTTAAAACACGCTTCTATCCAAATGGCGATGAAAGCGAATACGGGCCTTTCAACATGAGCAACCCTACTTCGGTTCGTTTCCAAGGGCGTCAAGTGCGTATGCGAGTTGAAAGCAGTGTTGCCACTGACTGGCGTGTTGGCATTATGCGGCTTGATGCGCGGCAGGGTGGGCGTCGATGAGAGTTGTGCCGCCAATTACCTTTGACCTATCAGCGTGGGCGGAAAATATGCGCCGCTACCTTGGCAAAGCTCTAAACCAGCTTGACGCCAAAGACGCGTCCGTGTCGGCGGCAGAGGATGGCGTTTTGCTCTGGGATCGCGAAGAGGGCTACCCGGTTGTCTCAAAGAATGGTGAGTGGGTGCAAGTTGTTTTGGAGGACGGCAAGTATTCCGGGGCAGTGGCAGCTGACCAAACTGCCGCGTCCATAAACACAGCTTACGCTTTGACCTACACTTCCAGCATCGCTGACGGTATTGCTAACGGCACTCCAGCCTCTCGCATTGTGTTTGATGAGGCTGGTCAGTATATGATTAGCTTTTCAGCGCAGATTGCATCAACATCAAGCTCAACTGTAAACTTTTGGTTTTGGCCTCGCGTCAATGGCTCTGACGTTACCGGGTCCACGATGAAAAACGCACTACACCAAAACGGGGCTGTTTTGGTTGTTTCGCGTTCTGCAATATTTGAGCTTAGCGCTGGAGATTACCTTGAAGCTATGTGGGCAGTAGACAACACCAATGGCTTTCTTGACGCAACAGCCGCAACTGCATTTGCGCCTGCCGCGCCTGCCTCAACGATAGCGATTACGAGGCTTCATGGATGACCAGTGAAAACGTCATAAAAGTCAGCTTTGAACCGCAGCAAGATCCTATGGTGGAAATGTTCGCCGTTTTGCCGGAGAACCTTCCATCGGTTATAGATGACGCGCGGCGCTTTATAGCCATGTCCACCGCGCGCCAGGACAATGTAAACGCCGATCACATCATACAAGACCTCTATGATGGCATGTCCCTTCTCTGGATGGTTTACGTCGACGGCACCCCAATGGCGTCCGTCGTCACTTGCATTCTGCACCACCCGCTGCGGCGCAATATGAAGATTGAGTGGATGGGCGGGGAGGACATGCACCTCTGGGCCGGCGAGGCTCTGGCCACTTTGACAAAAATAGCGAAAGAAGCTAAAATGGACGCGATTGAGACTGACGGTCGCAAGGGGTTTGCGAAATACGCAGAAGCTGCTTCCTTTCGTGAAACGCGCAGGCATTATGAGATGGAGCTGAGCCAATGAGTTCAACTAAGACGCAAGAAACCAAGCTGCCTGAGTGGCAGGAAGACTTCATCCGGGAGCAGATCCTGCCGCGCGGCGTTGACATCGCCGAAACTGAATACACCCCATACGAAGGCGAGCTGATCGCCGGCATGAAGCCGCTGCAAGAGCAGGCACTGTCCGGCTTCGGCGGACTGGACACAGGCGGCCAGACATACGGGGAGGCAATCGACGTCCAGCGGGGGCTTTCCAGCTTCGCGCCTGGAGCTATGTCCGCGGCCACAGCCGGACCGGCCTCTACATACGGCGGAGCAACTGTTGCTGACACCGCGGCATACGGCGGAGCAACAATAGCCCCGATAGAGCGCGCCAGAGCCGCTGATCTTGGCGAAGTTGAGCGTATGCAGGGCGTCGGCGCTGTTCGATCTGCGCGCGCTCCAGGACAAATCGACGTCGACACGCTGGCAAGGACAGACCTTGGCGCGTATATGTCGCCATACACTCAAAACGTAATCAACCGCAGTCTCGAGACGCTGGGCGGCGCCCAAGAGCAGGCGCTGAACAAGCTGGGCGCGCAAGCGACCGCAGCCCGCGCGTTTGGCGGGTCACGCCAAGGGGTTGCAGAGGCTGGAACCCGCGAGGCTTACGGCAAGCAGGCGGCAGATCTTGTCGCCGGGTTGAACGAAAAGGCATTTACGCAGGCGCTGCAATCTGGCCAGTTTGACATTAACAACGTGCAGCAGGCTCGCGCATTGCAGTCGGGTCAGCAGATGACCGCTGAAACTCTTGGCCAACAGGCGCGAGAAGCTGCGGCGGCCCGCGATCAGGCGGCACGCGCCGGCAACATGGCGGCGGCAAACCAGTTCGCGCAGCAGCAGGCGCAGTTTGAGCAGCAGGCGACACTGGCAAACCAGGCTGCGGCTAATGCAAGAGCGCAAGCACAGGCACAGCTTTCTCAGCAGGCAGGTCTCGCAGCGGCTCAGCAGGCTGCGGCACGCGCATCACAGCAGGCCGGGCTGACGCAAACCGCTGGCTTGTCCAATCAGGCGGCTCGCAACCAAGCGATGCAGGCAGAGGCGGCGCGGCAGCAGGCGGCAAACGCAGCCAACTTCCAAGGCCAGTTTCAGGCCGCCGGCATTCAGTCTGGCGCTGCCAACGCAATGGCCGGACTGGCGGGGCAGCAATTGCAATCGGAGCTCACCGGCCTCGGCGCGCAGATGTCTGCTGGAGAGCAGGAGCGCGCACTGGAGCAGGCGCAGTTGCAGGCTGATTACGCGATGTTCCAAGAGCAGCAGGCGTATCCACTTTCGCAGCTTAATGCCGTATTGGCCGCGGGATCCGGCATCCCGGCAAATCTCGGGACCGTTACAACCCGCGATCCATTTGGCGGGTTGACGGCAGTTGGCAACTTGCTCGGCGGCGCTGGCTCAGCGGCTAAAGGCTACAAAATGATGTACCCGTAAGAAAAACGCAGTGATTTATGTAAACGGATTGGACGATAAGCATGGAACCGTATCTACTGACACAAGAGGACATCGACAAGCTGGTGGCCCTCAACAAGGACATGAACGGCGTCCCGGTGGGCGCAGAGGCGACGTCAACTGAGATCGAGGCACTGGGCATCCAGCCAGCAGCGCCTGCCGTTACACCCGTTACTGCGCCAGTAGCCGAGGCAGCGCCGGTCGTGACTGCGCCGGTCGCCGCTCCTGCCGCT